CATCTGGCCCTCTAGTATAAAAGAAAAGGATATTAATGATATGGTTTTATCTGGACTTGATGTTAAGTCCATGATAGAATTAAATACTTATTCTGGATTAGAAGCAAAACTTAAATTTACCACCTGGAAGAAAATATGAGTAACGGCACCAAAGTAATCAAAAGAAATGGACGTATTGAGTCTCTTGATCTGGATAAGATGCATGTGATGGTTGAGGAGGCATGTAGAGGACTTGCAGGCGTCTCTGCGAGTCAAGTTGAAATGCAGTCTGGTATTCAGTTTTATGATGGCATTTCAACTCAAGAGATTCAGGAAATTCTGATTCGTTCGGCATCAGACTTAATTGATCTAGATCATCCCAACTATCAATTTGTTGCAGCTAGACTGCTTCTTTTTTCTGTAAGGAAACAACTTTACGGAAAAATGAAAGAGCTTCCTACTCTGGAACAACATATTATGGATTGTGTTTCAGCAGAAGTATACGATCATGACATCTACACAAAGTATTCACAAGAAGAAATTGCTAAGGCAGACTCTTTCATTGATCATGATCGAGATTATTTGTTTACTTACGCTGGACTTCGCCAGGTGGTTGATAAGTATTTGGTTCAGGATCGGAGTTCAGGTGGAGTATATGAGACTCCGCAGTTTATGTACATGTTGATTGCTCTGACTATTTTTGCAGAGTATCCCAAAGAAACCAGAATGTCATATGTCAAGAGGTATTATGACGCAATCTCAAAGCACAAAATCAACATCCCAACGCCAATCATGGCAGGAGTGCGGACTCCGCTTAGACAATTTGCTAGCTGTGTCCTTGTTGATGTTGATGACACCCTCGATAGTATCTTTAGTAGTGATATGGCTATTGGCAGATACGTTGCACAGAGGGCGGGTATCGGCATCAACGCTGGTAGAATCCGTGGCATCAACAGTAAAATCCGAGGGGGAGAAGTTCAACACACAGGTGTTGTACCATTTCTCAAGAAGTTTGAAGCGACTGTCAGATGTTGCACGCAAAATGGCATACGAGGTGGATCCGCGACAGTCCACTTCCCAATCTGGCACCAAGAAATAGAAGACATTCTTGTACTTAAAAATAATAAGGGTACGGAAGATAATCGTGTCCGTAAACTTGACTATTCAATTCAAATTAGTAAATTGTTCTATGAAAGGTTTATTCAAGACGGTGAAATTACGTTGTTCTCCCCGCATGATGTACCTGGACTTTACACTGTTTTCGGAACAGATAAATTTGATGATCTATACGTTTCGTGTGAAAAAGATGCGTCCATTCCAAAAAAGACTGTCAAAGCACAAGAACTTATTCTTAACCTTCTCAAGGAACGTGCTGAAACGGGCCGCGTCTACATTATGAATATTGATCATTGCAACTCTCACTCATCCTTTAAGGATAAAGTTGAGATGAGCAATTTGTGCCAAGAGATTACGTTACCAACTTATCCCATTCAACATATCGATGATGATATGGGTGAAATTGCACTTTGTATTCTTTCTGCTATTAATGTTGGTAAGGTAAAGTCTGATGAGGAACTTGAAGATCTTTGCGAACTTTCAGTCCGTGGATTGGAAGAACTGGTAGACTATCAGAAGTATCCCGTAAAGGCAGCCAAGATTGCCACAAAGGCACGTAGATCGCTTGGAGTGGGTTTTATTGGTTTAGCTCATTATCTTGCTAAACTCGGGTTTAAGTATGACTCTCAAGAGGCATGGGATGCAGTACATGGACTTTCAGAGTCATTCCAATATTATCTCTTAAAAGCATCTAATCAGATTGCGAAAGAAAAGGGACATTGTGAATACTTTGGACGCACTAAGTATGCTGATGGAATTCTCCCCATCGATACATACAAGAAGGATGTGGATGAAATCTCTTCAATCACCTTGCAACATGATTGGGAATCACTTAGACAATCTATTCTTACCTACGGGCTTAGGCACTCAACACTGTCCGCACAGATGCCATCGGAGAGCAGTTCCGTTGTGTCAAATGCCACAAATGGAATCGAACCACCTCGCGGATACCTGTCCATTAAGAAGTCAAAGAAGGGCCCACTTAAGCAGATCGTTCCTCAATATCAAACTCTTAAAAACAATTACACTCTTTTGTGGGATATGCCTAGTAATCGTGGTTATATCAATATTGTTGCTATTATGCAAAAATTCTTCGATCAAGCGATTAGTGGAAACTGGTCCTATAACCCAGAAAATTATCCAGATAATGAAGTCCCTGTTAGCGTAATGGCTCAAGACTTCTTGACAACGTATAAGTATGGATGGAAGACTTCTTATTATCAGAACACCTATGATATTAAGACTGATGAGGTTGTTGAAGAACTCAAACTTGAAAGTCTCCTAAATGATATTTTAGAGTCTCAAGAAGAAGACTGTGAATCTTGTAAAATTTGAGTTTCATGACAATTCAAAAAATTAAATATTTTATGTGACTGTGAGTTCAATTAACCAGAGGAAAGTATGGAGTACAACTTTGTGAAAACCGAAGAGCAAAAAATTCAGGGGATGACAGTTTTTAATACTGAAAAGGTGAATACTAAAAAACAACCAATGTTCTTCGGTAAACCTTTAGGGGTTCAAAGATATGATTCATATAAGTATCCAGTTTTCGAAAAATTAACAACTCAACAACTTGGTTATTTTTGGAGGCCTGAAGAGGTTTCCTTACAAAAAGATCGTGGTGATTATCAAACACTTCGTCCTGAACAGAAGCATATCTATACTTCAAATCTGAAGTACCAGATTATGCTTGATAGTATTCAGGGACGCGGGCCTGGCATGGCATTTCTTCCATACTGTTCACTTCCTGAACTCGAAGCGTGTATGGAGGTGTGGGGATTCATGGAAATGATTCACTCCCGCTCATATACTTACATCATTAAGAATGTGTATTCTGATCCTTCTGAGGTATTTGATACAATCATCAACGACGAACGTATTCTGGAGCGTGCTGAGAGCGTTACAGAGTCATATAATGACTTTATTAATTCAGCACAACATTATGGATCATCCAATGCTTGGGTGCATCAACTTGAAGGAGTACACTACGCCAAAGAAACACTTAACGATGTCAAACGAAAGTTGTACAGAGCAATCGCAAATGTTAACATTCTTGAAGGTATTCGGTTCTACGTTAGTTTTGCTTGTTCTTTCGCATTCGGTGAACTTAAGCTTATGGAAGGATCAGCTAAAATCATTTCTCTTATTGCAAGAGACGAAAACCAACATTTAGCAATCACCCAAAATATTTTGAACAAGTGGAAAGAGGGTGATGATCCTGAGATGAAACAAATTGCGAAAGAAGAAGAAGAATGGGTTTATGCAATGTTTGATCGTGCTGTGAATGAAGAAAAGAAATGGGCAGACTATCTCTTTAAAGATGGTTCCATGATTGGACTTAACGATAAACTTTTACAGCAGTATGTCGAATGGATTGCAAACCGTAGAATGAAAGCAATTGGACTTAAACCAGCATATGATATTTCTGCAAACAATAATCCACTTCCTTGGACTCAGCACTGGATTTCTTCTAAAGGACTCCAGGTAGCTCCCCAGGAAACGGAAGTTGAGTCATATGTGGTTGGTGGCATTAAACAAGATGTGAAAAAGGACACATTTAGTGGATTTAAACTCTAAGATAAGTATTAGTTCTCATAGATAGAGGAGGTAACACTCCTCTTTTTTTATGATTCATATCACGGACATATATTCCTTACAATCAAAAATTCATAAGTTAAAATTTAGAATTAATGATGAACAAATATCCGATCACGAGAAATGGATGATCAATAAATATCTGAACGAAGTGTTAGATTATATTGATGAGTTGCGATTATCCTAATCCATGGTATTATAGAGGTGAGCCATTTCTATCAGAACACATTGGCAACTATTATGGATTTGTTTATTTAATTGAAAACAAATTAAATGGTAGAAAATATATTGGTAGGAAATATCTTTGGCAGTTTCGAACTCCTAAAGGTAAAAAACGCAAAGTAAAATCAGAATCTAATTGGAAAGAGTATTATGGGTCTTGTCCGGAACTTAAAGAAGACGTTGACAAATTTGGCAGAGAAAATTTTAGTCGAACTATGCTATCATTACATTATACAAAGGGCAAAACTAACTTCGAAGAAACCAGGCAACTCTTTGTTAACGGAGTTCTTACGGAATCCCTTGACAACGGAACACCAGCGTTCTACAATAGTAACATCCTCAACAGATACTTCAGAAAGGATTACTATGGAAACGCAGATTGAACCTGTGGTGCAGGTTCGAGATTGGTGTATTGATCGCATTCATTTTCTTGCTGACACTGGAAGTTTGGAACAGCAATTTGATGCAGTGGCTATTGCTGAAGAATTCGATGAGTGGATTAATATTCCTGAGGATGGTATAAAATTGGAATATTTTTGCTTAGAGCAAGAGGATGATTTTGGAGAACGGGAAATAGATGTGAGATATCCGAACACTTGACAAATTCTAAATAATCACTTATAATGTTAAAATCCCACCTTAAGAGTGGGATTTTTCATAATGAGATTTTGAAGTGAAAATTAGAGCCGTGGAAAGTGCCCTTTGAGAAGAGGGTGTACCCCCTTTCTATACGGATGTAGAGTTCAATCGATTTTAATGCAACAATTCCTTACAGTAGCCCTGCC